CACCGTCTTTGACGTGCTGAAAAAGAAATTTACCGAGGATAAAACCTCCGCAGAAGAATTCCTTAATAGTGGGGGAGCAAAAGACTTCTCTCAGTATAAGGAACTAACAGGCTTAATTCGGGGACTCGAAGCCTGTATAAACTATACAACAGACCTCTCGCGAAATTACATGGAAGATGACGATGACTAAAGACTTAAAAATTGAGGTGCCAGACGATATACTAGAAAAGATTACAGACCAACCTAAAGAAGAAGTGGATTGGGAAACTAACCTACCAAAACCAACAGGTTATAGAATATTGATAGCGCTACCTGACGTAGAAGACTACTACCAAGGGACTACACTATTAAAAACTGATAGCGTAAAACATCGAGAATATATCACCTCTATTATGGGGTTGGTGCTTGATGTTGGACCTGAAGCATATCAAGACAAAGAACGATACCCCGGAGGTCCGTGGTGTAAAGAAGGTCAGTATGTAATGTTCCGAATGAATACAGGAACACGGTTTAAAGTAGCTGGAAAAGAATTTCGGCTAATGAATGATGATTCCGTAGAGGCCGTAATAGACGACCCGCGCGGTATTTGTAGTGTATAGGAGAGATAACAATGGCCTTTCAAAAAGTAGAATATGAATTTCCAGAAACAGAAACCAATGAAAAAGATGAGTTGGAAATAGAACCCTCATCAGCAGAAAACGTACTCGAGGAAAAAGAAGTTACGAGTGCAGAAAGCGATGACGATGTTACAGAAGTTGAAGATAGCAATGAAGCAGAACTTGAAATCGAAATTGTCGATGATACGCCTAAAAAGGATCAAAATCGGAAAGCGTCTGACCCTCCAGAAGATGTCACTGATGAAGAACTTGACGACTACTCGCAAAAAGTTCGTAAGCGGATATCAAACCTTAGTAAAGGATATCATGACGAGCGTAGAGCAAAAGAAACAGCGTTACGGGAACGTACAGAACTGGAAAACGTTGCTCAAAAACTTGTTAACGAAAATAAAAAGTTAAAAGGTAACGTAAGTGAGAATAATCAAATCTTACTAGAAGAAGCTAAGAAAACAAATGCGAGTGAACATGCTTATGCTCAAAGATTATATCGTGAAGCTTATGAAGCAGGAGATACCGACAAGGTACTTGAAGCACAAGATTTGCTTACCACTGCAAAGATAAGAAGTGACAAATTAAACAATATTAAATTACCTCCTTTACAAGAAGAAGAAGATACTGTAACATCTTCTGGTGAAGAAAATATAAACGCTGTAGCAGTAGACGAACGAGCAGAGCGTTGGAGACAAGAGAATACTTGGTTCAACGACGACGTTGAAATGACAAGCTACGCATTAGGGCTACACACTAAACTGATGAAGCAGGGTGTAGATCCTAAGAGTGATGAATACTACGAGACAATTAATGCTCGTATGCGCAAGTTGTTCCCCGAAAATTTTGAGGATCAGCTTTTAGAAGAGGAAGTTGAGAAGCCGAAAAAACGATCAAATGTAGTCGCCCCCGCAACGCGGAGCACATCTCCTAAGAAAATTAGGTTGACGACTACACAAGTTACGATTGCTAAACGCTTAGGACTTACTCCCCAACAATACGCCGAACAGGTTGCAATAGATATGAGGAAACAAAATGGCTGAAAATAGATTAAATCGAGATTTAAAAACTCGAGAAAAAGCTACACGTAGAAAGGCTTGGTCGCGTCCGGAGGTTTTACCATCTCCAAATCCTGAGCCGGGTTACAATTTTCATTGGGTTCGCGTAAGCACCCAAGGACAAGTAGATGCCACAAATGTATCCTCAAAAATAAGAGAAGGTTGGGAGCCCGTTAAGGCTGAAGATCATCCAGAAATTACACTAGTCACAGTGGAGCAAGATCGTTTCAAAGATAATGTAGTTATTGGTGGTTTAATGCTTTGTAAGGCTCCAACAGAGTTAATTGAAGAGCGTACCGCTTACTATGGTGAGCAAACACGTTCTCAAATGAGTTCTGTAGATAACAACCTTATGAGAGAAAATGACCCTCGTATGCCTCTGTTCAATGAACGGAAAACGAAGGTTACTTTCGGTAATGGAAACTAAATTAAAATAGGATGTAAATTATGTCTACTACAAGTTCAGGATACGGGTTTGTTCCCGTAAAACGATCTGACGGTATGCCGTACGCGGGTGCCCAAGAATCGTTTTTAATTACTCCTGCAGGAGTTGCTCAGAATATCGGATACGGTTCGGTTGTTGAGATTAATGCAGGTTACGTACAACTAGCCTCCGGTACTGGCGCAGATGCAACAACCAACAATCTTGGCGGTTCTAGCATTGGTGCTTTAGGTGTGTTTGTTGGCTGTGAGTATATTAATGCTCAAGGTCAATTGATATTCTCTCAGTACTACCCTTCAGGCACAGATAACGTTACAGCTTTTGTTATAACTGACCCAAGTGTTACTTTCCAAGTACAAGCAGACGGCGCAATTGCTCAAGCTGCCTTGGGACACAACGCTCCTCTAACAGGTGCACAACACGCTACAACTTCTGTAGATACTGTTACAGGTAAATCAAACATACAGCTCGATGCTACCACTGCCACCGCAACTAAATCGTTTAAAGTCATTGGGTTTGTAACTAAACCCGGTTCTGCTATAGGCGACGCGTACACTGATGTGTTGGTAAAAATTAACTCACCGTACCACCAATTTGGTACAGGCATCGTAGGAGAATAACAGATGGCTATTTCACGCGCACAGTTACTTAAAGAACTGTTACCCGGTCTGAACGCATTGTTCGGTCTGGAATATGCAAAATACGGCGACGAGCACGCTCAAATATTTGAATCAGAATCTTCAGATCGCTCATTTGAAGAAGAAACTAAGCTATCAGGTTTCTCTGCAGCACCAGTCAAAGGCGAGGGCTCTGCCATCGAATATGACAATGCTCAGGAAGCTTATAGTGCTCGTTATGTGCACGAAACAGTGGCAATGGGTTTCAGCATCACAGAAGAAGCTATTGAGGACAACCTCTATGACTCTCTGTCTGCTCGTTACACTAAAGCACTGGCTCGCGCTATGGCGTACACTAAGCAAGTTAAGGCAGCTAACATTCTAAACAATGCCTTTTCTAGTGGAACAGTTTACGGCGACGGTGTTGAGCTTTGCTCTACTGCCCATCCGTTAGTAAGCGGTGGCACTAACTCAAACGAACCTACCGTCGCGGCTGATCTTAACGAAACTTCTCTTGAAGCTGCTGTTATTCAGATCGCTGGTTGGACTGATGAGCGTGGTCTACTTATTGCTGCTCAACCTAAGAAACTTGTGATTCCACCGGCCCTGCAATTCGTTGCAACTCGCCTATTGGAAACAGAAGGTCGTGTAGGTACAGCAGACAATGATCTCAACGCTATTATGAACAATGGTTCTGTACCGGGTGGTTATACTATTAACCATTACCTAACGGATACAAACGCATGGTTCTTAATGACAGATGTTCCTAATGGTCTAAAGCATTTTGTCCGTACTCCGATGTCTACATCTATGGATGCTGATTTCGATACTGGCAATAGTCGCTATAAAGCCCGTGAACGTTATTCTTTCGGGGTCTCTGATCCTCTAGGAATCTTTGGTTCACCCGGAGCATAATATATTAGGGCAATACGGTTCCTTATTTATTTTGCCGTATTGCCCTTTTATTATTTCTATGATACACTAAATTAATTCCTGACAGTTACATGGTGTAACTGACAATAGCCCCGACAGGAGATTCACATGGCTAATACAACTTTTAATGGACCAGTGCGTTCAAAAAACGGTTTTCAAGATATTACAGTCACTGCCAACACCGGCGCAGTTACTGTTAACTCCACTTATAATAACGATGCATCTATTGGCGGCAACCTAACGGTAGCTGGGTCTGTGTTTTCAGGCGGAATGCCCACTTTAGGTGGCCTTACTGTAACGGCTAAAGCCACTGGCGCTACAATTACTTATGTTGCCGGAATTAACGTAAACCCATTTACTGGAGGAGCGCAACAGATTACTACTCTTCCTGCTGCGACGGTAGGGACTGTTGTTATACATGCTCAATCCGTAGACACCACTGGCGGAACAGCGTTCTTGAGTTTTGATTGTGCTGGTAGTGATGCTTATGAAACAGGCAGCATTATAGAGAGCCGTGGAAGCAATGCAGTTACATTTGACGCATCTACTGCGGGGGAAACTTTGTTAAAGTACACTCCTGCAAACGCAGCAACAAATTTGTTCAGCATTGGTTCTTACATCTACTTTACTTGTACAACAGCGGGTCTTTGGAACGTTTCATATAACTTCCAAAGTCTTGGAGCCGGTACTACTGGTGCGTTTGCTTTTGCAACCTAGTTATTAATTTGGCGGGGTTAATCCCCCGCCTATATTTTATAGGAGACTAAAATGGAATCAGACATACTCCCAGTCATCATCAGCGATGAAGTGGCTTTAGACGCAGACGGAATTTCGGTAGCCACTTCCGTGGGAAACAACGCGGCTTTAGTTATTGGCGGTGCTCTAGCTTCTGGCGGAAGTGTTACAAACGCTTCTGGAAGACAGGTAACAATTTTATCTGCAGGAAATGATAGTAGTAAATCTTTTAATGTAGTGGGAACCGACGTAAACGGTGCTTCTCTTACAGAGAATGTTACGGGAGCTAACGCAGGTACAGCGACAAGTTCTGGTTATTTTAAAACTATTGCTAGTATAACAGCAGTTGGAAATCCAGCAGGTAACGTATCTGCAGGTATTAACAATAATGCATTAGGCGTTATTTTCTCTGTCCGCACCCGTCTAAAAGGGTTTTCTTTTGTTTCAGGTGGAACAGCGGGCGCAGCAAATATTAGAAATAGTGGTGCTACAGGTACAGAACTAATACAATTCAGAACAATTGGCACAGATAATTCGGCAGATGATCCATTTATTCCAGATGTAGGTGTTTTGTTTAAAGATGGTTGTTATGTTACATTTATTGTTGGCACTGTCGATCTTATGATGTTTTATCACGCATAAAATAGGATATTTCTATGAGGCATTATTACAAGGCAGGGGGTAGAGTTAAAAAGTCTGCCGCTTGGACTCGTAAAGAAGGTAAGAGTGAGTCTGGTGGGCTTAATAAAAAAGGCGTTGCTAGTTATCGTAAAGCTAATCCCGGTAGTAAATTAAAAACTGCGGTAACGACCAAACCAAGCAAACTAAAAAAAGGCTCCAAAGCTGCAAATAGACGTAAATCCTTCTGTGCTCGCATGAAAGGTATGAAGAAACGTAACACAAGCGCTAAGACAGCTAATGATCCAAACAGTAGGATCAATAAAAGCTTACGGAAGTGGAATTGCTGAAGTAGTAAATAAAGTTAAATAGTAAAGGTATAAATATAATGGCACGTTCAAACTATTATGCTCTATCAAAAACTGATGCGGATAACGCATTCAAACAGACATTTGAAACCCAGGGTGGTAGTACTGCTATGATAGCGCGTAAACAAGCACGTATTGATGAAGCGCGTAATAAAGTTCTTAGGCGAAGAAGAGCTGCAGCGGCTAAAGCTAAAGCTAAAGCTAAAAATGAAGCTAAAAATGAACCCCAACGTGTAGCACAGGCAGACGGGTATAAAAATGAATCTGAATCTGTGTCTATTTCGACAAATGAAGCTAAACCTAGAGCTGCTGCTACATCATCAAATCAGCGTAATACGCCAGCCGTTACACCTCGCACTAAACCTAAACCACCTAAAACTAGAAACCCACTCGACCGGTCTTCAATTAGTGGTAAACGCCCACGGGTTTCTAGAAGAGGTAAGATTCGTGGCTACGGTATGGCTCGTGGCGGAAGAGTTGTTAAAAGTTCATAATTTAAATAGTAAAGGAATAAATATGCCCCAAGGTAAAGGTACATACGGAAACACAATGGGTAGACCCCCTAAGAAAAAAATGATGGCTGGTGGTAAAGTTAAAGCCTATAAAGATGGTGGACTAGCTATGGTTACAGGTAAAGACGGTAAAAAAGTTCCGTTTTATGCTGCAGATGGTAAAGGTAAAATGAAGGCTGGCGGTAAAGTTAAGAAAATGAAGGCTGGCGGTACAGTTAAGAAAAACATGGGTGGTAAGATTCGTGGCTACGGTATGGCTCGTGGTGGCAAAGTTGTTAAAATGCGTTAAGGTAATAATATGACTACATCGGGAACTACAGCATTTAATATGGACTTCACGGAGATCGCTGAGGAAGCGTGGGAACGTGCGGGACGTGAAATGCGCTCTGGGTACGACCTTCGTACTGCTAGGCGTTCTATGAACTTGATGACTATTGAGTGGCAGAACCGTGGTATAAACATGTGGACGATTGAGGATGGCACTATTACCTTAACTGAAGGCGTCTCTAGATATCCACTCCCTGCAGACACAATAGATCTTTTAGAACATCAAATTCGTACGGGTTCAGGTAATCAAGCTACACAGTCTGATCTTACTGCGAGTCGTATAAGTGTTAGCACCTACGCAGCTATACCAAACAAGTTATCACGTGGTAGACCAATACAAATTTATATAGAACGTCTAAGAGATGCCCCTCAAGTTAATGTTTGGCCTGTACCTAATAATGATACTTACGTTCTCTATTATTGGCGTATGCGCCGTATTGAGGATGCGGGGAAAGGTATAGAAACTTCTGACATGAACTTCCGATTCTTTCCTGTGCTTGTTGCAGGATTAGCGTATTACATCGCCATGAAAATTCCAGAGTTTGTTGATCGCATCCCGATGCTTAAACAAGCTTACGAAGAGCAATTTGAACTCGCTGCCGGAGAAGACAGAGAGAAAACTTCCGCGCGATTCGTACCTAGAGTAGGTAGGGTGTAAAGATGAGTAATAGATTCGCATCTGCACATAAAGCGCTCGCACTTTGTGACGTATGTGGGTTTGAGTATAAGTTACGTGAATTACGTGATTTAGTTGTTAAGGGTAAAATAGCGAATATAAAGGCTTGTCCTGAGTGTTGGAATCCAAGTCAACCGCAATTAATGTTAGGTGAATTTCCAGTTGATGATCCACAAGCTATTCGCGACCCACGAATTGATACCAGTATTGGTGTTGTAGGAATACATAGCAGTAGAGATATACAATGGGGATGGAATCCTGTTGGTGGAGGAGTTGATCCATATGAGTTAACACCTAATAAGTTAATTAGTACTGGATCTATAGGGCAAGTTACGATAACTATTACATAGGAGTGATAAAATGGATATTAAAGTTATAAAAGATAAGGGCGTACACCCTTGTAAAGAAGCACCTAAACCAAATATGGAAGGTGTTAAAACCACAGGCATTAAAGTTCGTGGTACTGGGGCAGCTATTAAAGGACTTATGGCTCGTGGGCCAATGGGGTAAACTATGAACTATACTGAGCTCAAAGTAAACATACAGGACGTCTGTGCAACAACTTTCACTGATGACCAGCTTGCTATGTTTACTGAACAAGCGGAACAGTTTATATTTAATACTGTGCAGATACCCGCACTAAGAAAAAATGTTACGGGATCACTTACCAAAAGTAACATCTACCTCGGAACTCCTGATGATTTTTTGTATTCTTTTTCTTTAGCGGTTGTAGATGCGGATGGAGATTATCATTACTTACTAAATAAAGATGTTAACTTTATTCGTGAGGCGTACCCTAAAAGTGCGACAGAAGGGTTTCCCCAACATTACGCTTATTTTAACGACAATGCGTTTCTTATAGGGCCAAACCCTAATGGGAATTATGTAACAGAATTACATTATGGATACTATCCAGCATCTATTGTAACTGCGGGAACGACATGGCTTGGAACTGAATTTGATTCCGCTTTATTAAACGGAGCGTTAGTACAAGCAATCCGTTTCTTAAAAGGCGAACCCGATATCGTACAGATGTACGAGAAGATGTATTTGCAATCTATTACACTACTAAAAAATCTTGGCGACGGAAAACTACGTGAAGATACGTATCGTTCAGGGCAATTTAGACAACCAGTAAGTTAGGAGGCCGTAATGGCAATAAGTCAAGCAATGTGTACGTCGTTTAAGAAAGCTCTTCTTGATGGAGAGATGGATTTTAGTGGTAACACAGGACAAACATATAAGATCGCATTATATACAAATAGTGCAACTTTAAACGCAACTACAACAGCGTACGCAACTACTAATGAAGTTAGTGGTACAAACTATACGGCAGGTGGTAACACACTAACACTTGTTGCCGCTACTACTTCAGGCACTACAGCGTTTATAGATTTTGCCGATAGTACATGGTCAACTTCCACTATAACAGCTCGTGGAGCATTAATTTATACCACTGCTAACAGTAACGCTGCAGTAGCGGTGCTTGATTTTGGTGCAGATAAATCTTCTACTGCGGGGGACTTTAAAATTATATTCCCAGCCCCTGACGCTAGTAACGCCATTATTAGAATAGCGTAGGTTTTATATGCCCTCTTCAGTAACATATGATGGGTGGGGTGAACCAGCTTGGGACGACGGTTCGTGGGGAACAGATCTAACCACGGTTTCTGTTGATGGAATAGCTGCCACAGGTGGTTTAGGTAGTGTTACAGTTAGTGGAATAGCTAACGTACCGGTAACTAATGTTTCTGGACAAACTCATTTAAATACTATATCTGTTATTATAGATATGCCTATCAGCGTAGTAGGTATAGGAGCAACTACGTCGTTAGGGATAGTCAGAGCAAACGCGTGGAAACTAATTGATGATGGTCAAGTGCCTCATTGGGGCCCTGTTGATGATTCACAAACTCCAAGTTGGATTAATATAAGCACATGAGGTTAACAAAATGACAACGCAATATACACCAATATTAAAACTTGCTTTACCTGTCGAAGGAGAACTAGACGGCGCATGGGGAGATGTTGTAAACGATAACATCACTTCTATGATAGAACAAGCTGTCGCAGGGCGTGTAGTTGTTAATACATGGTCATCAAACTCACATACACTAACAACAGCTAATGGTACTACAGCGGAAGCTCGTTGCGCCATGTTATCACTTACGGATTCAGGTACACAATTAAATGCGGCTGGTACAGTTATATGTCCCGCACTATCAAAAATATACATCGTTAAAAATGCCGCAGGGCAAATAATTACAGTAAAGACAGCCAGTGGTTCAGGTATCGCCATACCAAACGGAGCTACATCATTTGTTTTCTGTGATGGAACTAACGTGTTAGAGTGTTTAACTAATATAGTTGCATTAACCACAACGGGCAATATTACAGTTGGTGGTACAATTAGTGGTAACGGCTCTGGACTGACAACACTTAATGGTTCTAATATATCATCTGGTACGGTAGCTGCAGCAAGAGTGGCGACACTTAATCAAAACACTACTGGTTCTGCCGCAACACTTACAACAGCAAGAACTATTGGTGGAACAAGTTTCAACGGTTCAGCAAATATAGCTGTAGGGTTAGCAGCGACAGCCACTACCCTAGCAACAGCAAGAACAATCGCGGGTGTTTCATTTAATGGATCAGCTAATATATCTCTTAATAATAACGCTATAACTAATGGTGCAGGATATCTTGCCTCAATTAATAATAGTAATTGGAGTGGTACTGATCTAGCTGTTGCTAACGGTGGTACAGGAGCAAGTGATGCTGGAGCTGCTCGAACTGCTCTAGGTGTTGGATCAATGGGTGAAGACGCAAAGACGGTAAGCACATCTGCTGCAAGTGGTACTCCTGCTGATGGAGATGTATGGTTTAGGTATACTGCATAATGGTTGCTGAAACAAAAATAGGTGTAGGCGGCGCTTGGAAGAGTTTGGAGTCTATTCAAATAGGCGTTGGGGGCGCTTGGAAAGAGGTTAGCGAAATCTATGTCGGTGTAGGCGGCGCTTGGAAACTAGCCTATAATCCATTAACAGCCTCATTAACTGGCACGTTTAATACATTATCAGATCAAGAAATTCTTACTACTTACACTAGTACAACGTCAGTAACAGTTAATATATCTAATTCAAGTACAATAGCTGTAACAACGAGTGGTTCAGGTACTAATCCTTTAATACAGAAGAATGGTTCCGGTGCATTCTCAAGCAGCCAAACTTGTTCTAACGGTGACACTTTAAAAGCTAGATTAACAACAGGGAGCTCTGAAGCTGCGACATATACTTGTGTTGCAACTCTGGGATCTCATGGATCTAAAACGTTTATAGTATTTACGGAATAACAAATAAGGAAAGTAAACGATGGCTAGTACATATGTAAATAACCTCCGGCTAGAAGAAATCGCCACGGGGGAGCAATCAGGTACTTGGGGAAACACAACAAATACTAACCTAGAAATAATAGGTCAGGTAACTGCTTGGGGTACACGAGCTATCGCCAACGCTTCAACGGATAATATTACCCTTGCGGATGGTGCGTTAGATGCAGATAGAAGTCTTGTATTAAAACTTACTGGAGGCGGACAGGCTTGTACTGTTACGCTTTTACCAAACACAAGCTCTAAAACTTGGGTTATGTATAATACAACAAGTGCGACATTAACTTTTACATGTGGTAGTGGTGCAAACGTAGCTGTGCTTGCTGGTGAGTCAAAAATTATCGCTACAGATGGTTTAGGTTCAGGAGGCGTAGTTTATGATGTTTTAACAGGAGTTAACTTAGCGGGAACAACTAAGGTTGATGATTTAGTTGTTGGCGACGACGCGACTGTTACAGACGATCTTATTGTTGGTGGTGATATTGATTTAGAGGGTAGTATTGACGTTAATGGTACAGCTAACCTTGATGTTGTAGATATTGATGGTGCTGTACAACTAGACGCTACTTTAACAGTCGGTGCAAACGACCAAGGTTATGATGTAATTTTATACGGGGACACCGCTGCTCGAAATGCAACGTGGGACAGTAGTGCAGACAGTCTAGAGTTTACCGACAACACCAAAGAGACATTCGGTACGGGTAACGATATGCAGTTGTACCACGACGGCACAAACTCGTTTATTACTAACTCACAAGGCGTACTAAAATTAGCCACTGAAACAAGCGGTATTGCTCTTACTCTTGGGCATAGCACTTCTGAAGTTACTTTTGGAGATAATGTTACAGTAGTAGGTAATTTTGCTGTTAATGGTACAACTACTACAATTAACACAACCAATCTGACTGTTACTGATCCTCTAGTAAAATTTGGACAGGGTTATACAGGTACTGCCTATGACCAAGGTTTTATAGTTACTCGGGGCAATGGGTCTGCAACTAACATAGCTAACAAAGGATTTATCTGGGACGAGACAGCAGATGAGTTTGTAGCGATTGCCTGTAATACAGAAAACGGTACTACAGCGGGTAACGTCACTATAAACAGCTATGTTGATATGCAAGTAGCCAAGCTAACAGGTAGCTCGCTAGATATATCAGGTGATATTGATGTGGATGGGACGACCAATTTAGATATTGTTGACATTGATGGTGCTGTAAACATGGCGGGCACTGCGGTGGTTATAGGCGTACTAAGCACAACCGCTGCAACTGTGTTTAACGGTGGTTTTGCTTCTAATGCTGATTCTACTCTTGGCACTAATAAGAAAGTCCAGTTCAGAGACTCAGCAATCTACATTAACTCTAGTGCTGATGGACAACTAGACATAGTAGCTGACACAGAGATTCAAATAGCTGCAACTACGATTGATATTAACGGAGCTATTAATGCAAGTGGGGAAATCATTGCAGGAAGCCTTGATATATCAGGTGATATTGATGTGGATGGGACAACCAATTTAGATGTTGTTGACATTGATGGTGCTGTAAACATGGCAGCCACTGCGGTGGTTATAGGCGTACTAAGCACAACCGCTGAAGCTGTGTTTAACGGTGGTTTTGCTAGTAATGCTGACTCAATTATGGGTACTAACAAAAAAATACAGTTTAGAGATGCTGCAATTCATGTAAGTTCAAGCACTGACGGACAGTTAGACATTGTTGCAGATACTGAAATACAGATTGCCGCTACAACTATAGACATAAACGGTGCTGTTGATGTAAGTGGAGACACAACCATTGCGGGTGATATTACTTCGGGTAAAACAGTTCATGTAGAAGGTTCTACTGCCGCAGGAGATAACGCTGCCATTGGCTATGCCTCTGGCGAGGGACTCATACTTACAGGACAAGGGTCTAACACTGACGTAGTTATGAAGAATGATGCAGGGCAGTCTGTATTGAATATACCTACAGGTACACGAAATGTTGTAATCACAGCAGGAGACCTCACTACTACAGGTGAATTAAACGTAGGCACAACATCATCTGGTGATGGGACGCTAAACATTATTGCATCTACTGGCGAGCAAAGTATTATTGAGTTCTCTGATACTACAAACGCTCGTGGACGCATCTACTATGACCATTCGTCTAGTCCAGAAGCTCTTGTATTGGAGACTACTGGCACAACTGCCATGACAATAAATAACTCACAAGCTACAACCTTTGCAGGTGATGTTTCAGTTGGTAACGGAACAATTACCCCTAACGGTTCTATTAATGACATAGCAATAACAAGTGCAAATTCAGCAGCAGGGATAACTATTGGTACAGCAAATAATGGTGTTGGCTATCTAGCATGGGCAGATACAGATGCAAACAACGGTGCTTGGATATCATTAGACCATGGGACAAACACTTTTGACTTTAGGAATAACTCAGCATCTCAACTTACCCTTTCAGGCACTGTGGCCAATTTCCAAAATAATGACATAAAAACCGTAGGGGAGGTTGTTATAGGTGCTACAGGAGGTAGTTCAGCAGGTATCGTAACAGTTTCTTTTGATGGGTCGCCAGACAACGGGATTTATTTACGCAACACTGATAATGGGTCAGCCGATCAAAACTTAATGGTATTTGATAGAAACGGTAGTAATACTGGTGAAATTGTACAGTCAAATTCTGGTACGAGTTATGTTACATCTTCAGACTACCGTCTTAAAGAAAATGTAGTTACCGACTGGGACGCAACGACAAGATTGAAACAGTTAAAGCCATCACGTTTTAACTTTATTATTGATGCAGATAAAACTGTAGACGGTTTCTTAGCTCATGAGGTACAAGCAATAGTTCCTGAAGCAATCACTGGTACAAAAGACGCAATGACTGACATAGTTCTTTATGTTGAAGGTGACATACTACCTGAAGGAAAATCTGTTGGAGATGTTAAGAAAGCATCAGCACCAAACTATCAAGGCATTGACCAAAGTAAATTAGTTCCGTTGTTAGTAAAGACCATACAGGAACTTGAAGCACGAATAACAGCATTAGAAGCATAGGATTTATTATGAGCAAAGAACTAAATAAAAACATTGGCAAGTTAGAAGCACAAGTTGCTATTTTGCAAAAGACTACAACTGACCTTGCTACTGAGGTGCACAATCTATCTGCTCAAATGAACAGATGGAAGGGCGGTGGCATGGTTCTGCTAGTTATTGGAACGTCACTAGGCTTTATTGTAGATACGCTATTTAAAATAGTTGGTAAATAATATGGAAATATTTAACCTTATAACAGAACTAGGGCTGCCAATAGCAAGTGGTCTAATTATGGGTTATTTTATATTTTTAGTTATGAAACAGTTAATGTCTGGTTTAGTAGGTGAAATACAAACTGTTCAAGCTATATCAAAGATGTTAATTACTAGGGCATCAATCATGAATAACGATATGGTACGTATTGATGTAAGCATTTGTTCCGCCCTACAATTACCAGTTGATTTGGGTAGAATAGCAAGGGCAGAGAATTTTGTTGAGGATGGTAAGATAGATGCAAGGCGTGACTAATGGATATAGTCAAGTTAGTTTCTGAGTTTGGCTTCCCAGTTGTCATGGCTGCTGGTCTTGGTTACTTTGTTTATTTTGTATGGCAGACAATTACCAATGTTATAGACCCTGCTGTGCAAGACATGAAGGGTACAATTATACGTTTAACAGATCAACTTAGATTGCTAGACCAAGACATGATTAGGCTGCAAGAAAAACTAAACACTGCTTTAAAGTTACAGGATCAATATGAAGATAATGATTAAAGCTATTATTAACGGATTGGGGATCCTAATTATTTTTTGTGTGTTGCTTTTTATTGCAGAAGCACAAGCGGATAAATTGACGCATAAATTTAAATCTCCTTCATTTAATGGCATTAATACTTCTAGTCATTATTTAACTATTGAAAACCAAGAACATATAAGAGTACTAACAATTAAAGAAGAAGTACAAGCGCTGCAAGATGAGATTGCAAGAGATAAAGATAACACAACATTGGCGAGGTTTATCCGCAACCTAGAAAGCCGTGTGTATGCGCAACTGTCAAGACAGATGGTAGATAACCTGTTTGGTG